TAATAGACATTCTTTTAGGTAACGCAACTCACGTATCCGTGCCGGAAGAACTAACAAACAAGGGACAGTTTATTGAGCTTCTTGAAATGTATTGCACATCTAGGATTAAAGCCCAAAGCCCTGAAGAAATCATGACGGGTAAACCATGGACAGAGGACGGTGTTACTTACTTTAAACTAACAGGTCTTCAGGAGTTTTTAAAACGTCATAATTTTACCAGTTACACCAGAGGTCAAGTTACAGAAAGACTTAAAGAATTAAACAACGGTGATGATTCGACTAAAAATTATAGATTTAAAGACACTAATGACAAGTGGAAGTCGGTAAGGGTTTGGTATATACCTGAAATGGATAAAGCTGAAGTAGAGTTACCTGACATTACCTTTGAAGAAGATCAGGATATTCCGTTTTGATTGAAGAAAAGACAATTCTTGGCCCGCCGGGAACAGGGAAAACCCAAACCAACTCTAATCTTGTGCGCGATTGTATTAAGAATGGCATGGACCCTTTCAAGATTGCCTGTGTATCGTTTACCAGAAAGGCAGCGCAAGAAAGCAGAGAGCGTGTATGCTTGGATCTGGGTCTCGAAGAAGACAGCCTTCCTTATTTTCAAACGCTTCACTCAATGGCTTTTAGAGCGGGGGGCTATAAGGTTGACGATGTTGTTACAGCTAAAGATTTTGCCAAGATAGGGAAGTCCGTGGGCCTGAGTTTTACGAACTCTAATAAAACAGCCAGAGAAAGTGACTTCGATATTATTGGGTATTCCCATGGAGATGCCTACATGTCTATCTACCAGACATCCAGGAGTTTGCAAAATTCTTTGGAGGATTGTTTTAGAGAAGCAGAGAACTACGATTTACACTGGACAGAACTAACCAGACTTGTTGATGCTTACGAGAGCTACAAAAAGGCAAAGAAGAAAATAGACTTTACGGACATGATCGAGGGCTTTGTAAAGCGTGACGATCCCCCCAATTTAGATGCTTTGTTTGTTGATGAAGCACAAGACTTGTCCACCCTACAATGGGCCATGGTCAATGTACTAAGAAAGACGCCCAAGTTTCAGATATTCACGGGCGATGACGATCAAGCCATAATGGGATTCCAAGGGGCTGATGTTAAGGCTTTCTTAACTGCTACAGAAAAAAAGGAAGTACTAACACAGTCTTACAGATTACCTAGACGGGTTTGGGATCAAGCTCAACGAATAGCTTTACAGATAGAAGACAGAGCGCCCAAGACATGGTCACCCAAGGATGAAGAAGGTTCTGTCCATTATCATCAGAACTTTGGGGACGTTCCGTTTGAGGAAGGTGATTGGTGCGTTTTAGCCAGAACTAATCATATAGCTAATTTTTATGCCAGCCAGCTTGAAGAAGAAGGTTGGGTATATAGTCGTAACGGCAAAACAAGTATACATCCCCAGACATATGACGCGATTATGTCTTGGGAGGATTTGGTTAAAGGCAGGAGCATAACGATACCAGCTTTAAAAAATATGTATGGCTTTATGAAAGTGGGGGCTGATTATAAGAAAGGCTATGGTCCACGAGCTAAATGCTTTACTACTTTAGATTCGGAGCAATTGATAGATATGTCTTTTGCTCAAGCAAATCTTGGCTTAAAGTGGGGTAACGACACTAGATGGCACAAAGCGTTATCTAAAATAGACTTGGATACAAAAAATTATGTACTTAATGCCTTGCGGAGGGGAGATAACGTTAAACATCCTAGAATAAAAGTAAGCACCATACACTCAATGAAGGGGGGAGAAAGCGATAACGTTCTTGTTATTACCGATCTGTCTTACGCCTCATGGAAACAATATCAAAAAAATCCATCGGTTGAGCATCGAGTATTCTATGTTGCGGTTACACGGGCAAAAAAATCATTACACATATTAGAACCAACTACACGAAGATATTACGAGATATGAAAAAAACGGACAACGTAAACCATCCGCCTCATTACACCAACGGAGAGATTGAATGCCTAGACGCGATTAAATCAGCGTTAGGAGAGGATGGCTTTAACGCTTATTTAAAGGGAGCAATTATTAAATACCTTTGGAGAATGGATCATAAAGGTAATCAGATGGAGGATGCTCAGAAGGCGCAGTTCTACAATAATAGATTAGTTAAAGAGTTAAAAGGATCATAGTATGCAAGAGGACCTATTCGATGAAACTACTTGGACTCCGCCAGACGTACTTCCAGATTTATCCGGTGAAAAAATAATAGCTGTTGACGTTGAGACACGCGATCCAAATTTATTAAGTAAAGGGCCGGGATGGTCAAGGGACGATGGTCAGTTAATCGGGATAGCTGTAGCAGCAGAAGGATGGAATGCTTATTTGCCCATTGCTCATGAGGGCGGTGGTAACATGTCTAAGAATACGGTTTGCCGTTGGATGCAAGATCAACTGGATCACGGTATGGATGTCGTATTTCATAACGCTCAATATGATCTAGGTTGGCTTTTATCCGAAGGATTAGAGGTTAAAGGCAAGGTTCTGGATACCATGATTGCCGCTCCATTGCTCGATGAGAACAGATTTAGCTACTCTCTTAATGCTTTAGGAGCTACTTACCTTGGCGAAAAGAAACAAGAGTATGATTTAAGAAGGGCAGCCGATCAGCATGGCGTTGACGCTAAGAAAGATATGTGGAAGCTCCCGGCGGCAAGAGTTGCTTCGTATGCTGAGACGGACGCTAGACTTACTTTAAACTTATGGCACATTCTTATAGACAAACTTTCTCAGGAAAATTGCGATAATGTATTGGAAATGGAGCTTTCTTTACTTCCTGTGATATTTCAGATGCGCCGTAAAGGGGTCAGAGTAGATCTCGAAAAAGCGGATAAGACCAAAAAGTTTTTAGAAAACAAAGAAAAGAAACTTCTTAAAAAAATACACGATGAAACTAATGTTTGGCTAGAGCCGTGGAACGCTACGTCTTTAGCAAGTGTATTTGATTCTCTCAAGCTTAAATACGAAAGAACGGCCAAAACGGGAGCGCCCAGTTTTACTAAGCACTTTCTACAAAACAATTCGCACCCTATTGCAAAAACAGTTTTAGAAATTCGTGAGTACAACAAGGCCAACACTACTTTTGTAGACACCATACTTAACCATCAGTACAAGGGCCGAATCCATTGTCAGTTTAACCAGTTGAGATCTGATGATGGGGGTACGGTATCTGGTAGGTTCTCTTCGAGCCATCCTAACTTACAGCAAGTTCCAGCCAGGCATCCTGAAATTAAAAAGATGATACGTGGTTTATTTATACCGGAAGAAGGATGCAAGTGGGGAAGCTTTGATTACAGTGCTCAAGAACCTAGATGGCTAATGCATTACGCTTCTAAAACTCCAGCTACCAAGGACAATGAAAAGGTTATTGAGATAGTAAACCAGTACCAAAATACTGATTTAGATTTTCATCAGATGGTTGCTGATATTGCAGATGTGGATCGAAGTACAGCCAAGGTTATTAACTTGGGTATTATGTATGGTATGGGCATTGGTAAGTTAGCTAGTATCATGGGGGACATTGAGTTCTCAGAAGCCAAGGCTATACGCAATGATTACGATGAAAGGGTTCCTTTTATCAAGGAGATGGCTTCCTCTGTAATGAAGGTGGCGTCTGAACGACAAGAGATCAAAACCTTGTTGGGCAGAAAATGTCGATTCCCAATGCGTGAGCTTAAAGGCTATAACAAGGGATCAAGCTCGTTGATCCATAAAGACCGCCTCGAGGAGCGATGGGAAGATGTAATGGCTACTCCTTTAGAGGAGCGTGATCAGGGGTGGAAATCTTTAGATCCGGCACGTTATCAAGTAGCCTTTACCTACAAGTCATTGAATAGATTAATCCAAGCGTCCTCTGCTGATCAAACCAAGATGGCAATGATGGTATGCGTTGAAAAGGGTTATCTGCCTATGCTGACGGTGCATGATGAACTTTGTTTTTCGGTTGAAAACGATGAGCAAGTAGCTGAGATAAAATATCTCATGGAGAATTGCGTTCCTGATATGGCAATACCATCGGTTATCGATACGGGCATTGGCACGGATTGGGGTAATGCGAAATAATTAAAAAAAGGGCAGCCCAGAAGGACTGCCCCAAGTTGGTGGCGTGAAAAAACTATATTATAGTTACCAAGCTCCCTCGCCAGTAAGTTTATCTAGCTCAAAAATAGACCAAAAATGTCGCGAATTGCCAGATAATCTAATAGACTTTAAACCACTATCAGGGTCTTTTGCTACACGGTAAAGTCTAGCGGCTAGGCTACGGTTGTTCTCACCAAAAATATACATACAAGCTTGTTGAGTTGTTAGTAATCGTGGAAGTAATGTTTTTTCAAGATTCATACTATGAATCCTTTCGTTTAATTTAACGGTGCAATACGCTCCGTTTTCTGACAAGAAATATCCCACAATGTACGTTAGCTTAAAAGATGCAATTTGTGTAAAGTTGTGTACTTTTGTAGACAGATGATGTTTATGGATCTTGATTTATAACATCTGGAACGAAAGTAATTTCATTATTTTTTTTAACATAAGCAAAAATAACGTTTAACTTTTTTTGCAGAGGAGTCTTTACTCGATATATACGGTGGGGTTTTGGTCGGTTAGAGTTAACTCTAAAAGAATCTGTTTTTGCATCAATAAGAAATATATCACCTTCTTTATTAACGGCAATAATATCTACGGGGCCTTGTTGATGAACCACTGGGGAGAAAACGTAATAACCCATGTTTACTAGATGAGCGGCTGCTATAAGCTCTGATCTAGTACCTCTCTGGTGGGTTATTTCAGGCACTTAAACTTGCAATGCCTCCTTTATTCATAGACGGACCCATCCCATCGTAATCCCCACCATAACTTCCGATATCATCAATAGTGTAACCATCATCTGATTCATCATCCATCGGTGTTTGGTTAGGGTCTGGCAAATTTGGATTAACCCAAGGAGCAGCAAGAGGTGCTTGAGCAACAGGTGTGGACGCTGGATTAAATATAAGGGGGTTCATTGTAGGACCTCTTTGATTTCCTCCTCTCCAATCATTAGGGTCAATGCCTCTTTCAGCTAAGTAACGTTTTATTTCCGGATTTAAATCAGGACGGATATTAGGTCCGCTAAAAAGAGAAGATATTCCGCCAACTATAGGTAATGATCTAGCAAATGTTCCTAAACTTGTAGTTTCCCTTCCATACTTAGCTAAGTCATCTATTTTTTGTTGATTATACTTTTCGCTCATTCTAGATATATCGTAAATACCTTTTCCAGCGGCAAGAACGGGATTTAAATTAACAATATTAGCTAAATCTAAAGCTCCTATCCCCCCACTAATAATATCACCAACAGTTTTAGCGGCTTCTACAGGATTTTCAGCGTAATTACCTACCGTGCTGACAACGTCTCTAGCATTGCTGACAATGTCTCTAGCATTTTCTTCAATAGCTCTGGAAAGGGATGAAATTCCTTTTCCTAGCATACTAGCTTTACCCTTATAAAAATCTTCAGCCATTATGCAGTTTCTCCCTGACAACAATCACCGTCAGTGATGCATTTGCAATCAGCACACTGGTAGTGTCCATGGACCCAAGTCTTTGGTTTATCGCACCCGCACTTAGGGCAGACTATTCCAAGAACTTCCGTCGAACCGTTTGGCTTCGTTTCTGTTTTCTTTTCCGACATAGCTACAATGTATCCATCCTGAATTAGGTTGGTCCTCTTTATAAAACTCTAAAATTAATTGGTCGAAATCTAAATTGTCCATGATCCATGAAGCAATTTCCATGTTAGGGATACCCTTAACCTCAAAGTCAACAGCCTGACCTTTAGTATGCTGAGACTTATCGGATGACCCTATCTTTCTATTCAGTTCTAAACATCTGTACCCGCTCGAGGGAAGTATAGGTGTATCATAACGGTGGCGCACTGGCTCCAGTATCATGTCGCATACCCTAACCAAGTTTTCAATTTCCTCTGACCCCGGTTCATTGTCTATGCCAAAGCGCACAGCCGTATCGGATCGTGTTAACTCTTCCAAACTAAAGTGTTTTGAGATCTGCATTATCTAATTCCAAGCATTTTTTCTTGCTCTAACTGCCTTAACGGATTACCGGAAGACAAAGCACCTGATGTTGCCGCTTTTTTAAGCTCCTCTTGAGGATCTATAACTGATCGAATAGGAGCAGCTTTCTGGGGCCTTTGAGGACTAGCTGAAGAAGGCTCATTAATATTTATTTCTGTAGCTTTTCTTGAAAGATTTCTTGATGTTGATCCAATTAAAGAAGCCTCTACTTGAGCAAATACACTGTTAATGGCTGGTTGTATGTGATTGTTCCACATCCATATGTTTACATTAGCTTTTCTAGCGTCTGCT